TCTCGGGCACCCGCACCGGTTCCACCCGCGGCCGGATATGCGCCACGGCCCCGGCGTCCGGGATCCGCACCGCGGGCACCTCCGGCTCGATGACCGCCCGCCCCGTCGTCTCGGGCAGCCGCACCGGTTCCACCCGCGGCCGGATATGCGCCACGGCCCCGGCGTCCGGGATCCGCACCGCGGGCACCTCCGGCGCTCCGCCGGGAAACAACGCATTGCCGACTCCGGCCGGGTCGGAGGGGATCGCTTCGGGGCCGCCGAACACGCCGCCCACCACGGACTTGCCCACCGCCGCCAACTTCTTGCCGGCCTTGAACAGGAGGCCCAGGGGGCTTTTCTCCCACACGGCCACCAGGTAGGCTACGCCCACGTTGAACAGGTCTTTAAGCCACTGCCAAAACTCGCTGAAAAACGTTTTCACCGGAGCCCACACGGCCATCACGGCGGCGCCCACCTCGGCGGCGGCCGTCCGGATGCCGCCCCACATGGCCGCCGCGCCGGCGGCGATGTCGCCCCAGAGCCCGGTGAAAAACGTCTTCACCGGGTCCCAGAAGGTGATGACCAGCGCCGCCGCTCCGCCGATGGCCGCGATCACGATGCCGACGGGATTGGCCAGCAGGGCCGCGTTGAAGAGCCAGGTGGCCGCCGCGGCCGCCCCCAGGCCGGCCACGAACACGCCCAGGCCCACGGCCGCGCCGCCCAGCAGGCGGCTCACCAGGGGGAAGCGTTCGGCCAGGTCGCCCATCCAGCCGGCGAAGCGGGCCACCGGCCGCAGCACGGCGTTGATGGCCGGCAGCAGGGTGGCGCCGATGTTGATGGCCAGCACGGACACGCTGTTTTTCATCAGCTGCATCTGGTTGGCCGTGGTGGCGCTGCGGTTTTCGAACTCGCGGGTCATGCTGCCGGCGTAATCCAGCTCCCGGCCCACCAGGCCCAGCGCCTTGCGGTACTGGTCCAGACTGCCGGTCAACAGCGAGATATCGTCGGCGTATTCCATGCCGAACAGGTCGGCCAGCACTCCGGCCCGTTCCTGTTTTTCGATCTCGGCCACCGTGCCCAGAAACTTCTCCAGGGCCGCCTGGCCGTCCTCGGCGATGGCGGCCTCCATCTCCTCGGCGCTCGTGCCGATGGCATCCAGGGCCGCCTGGAACCGGCCCCCCTGGCGCGTGGCGGTCTGCAGCTTGGTGAGCATGGCGTTGATGGCCGTGGCCGCCACCTCGGGCGGCTTGCCCAACGCGATGAACGCATCGCCCAAGGCCGCCACCTGCACGGCCGAAAGCCCGAACTGCTTGGCCGTGCCGCCCACGCGGGCCAGCACCGGCACGATGTCGCGCGCCTTGGCGGCGGTGTTGTCGGAGAGGTGGTTGATGGCGTCGCCCAGGCGCCCCATCTCGGCGATGGGGATCTGGTACACGTTGGCCAGCTTGGCCATCGCGTCGCCGGCCTCCTCGGGCAGCATGTCGAAGGCCGTGGCCATCCGGGCCACCGTGTCGGTAAAATCCGGCAGGTCCCGGGCGGCGATGCCGAGCTGGCCGCCGGCGGCGGCGATCTGGGCCAGGCCGGCGGCCGAAATCGGGATGCGCCGGCTCATGTCCTTGATCGTGGCGGCGAACTTGACCAGGCCGTCGGGCTCGGGAAAGTCCACCACCTTGCGCACGTCGGCCAGCGCGCTTTCGAAGTCCATCGCCTCGCCGATGATCCGGCCGGCGCCGTAGGCCGCGGCCCCCAGGCCGATCATCTTGTTGCGCAGCTCTCCCAGGCGGGCCGCCGCGGCGCTCTTGCGGTCCATGATCCGTGCAAGGCGCTCCTGTTTGGCCCGCGTGGTGTCCAGGGCGACGCCTAGCTTTTTGTACTCCCCGGCCAGGTCGCCGACTTTTATCCCGGCCTTGTCCAGCGCTTGCTCGCCGGCTCGCAGCGCCCCGCGCTGCTTTTCGATGGCTGCCGAGAGCCGGTCCGCCTTGACCCTGGCGTCGGCCATCGCCTTGGCCGCCTGAGAGGCCGGCGGGCCCGAGGCCAGGGCTTTTTTCAGCTGGCCGATCTCGCGATTGGTGGCGGCTAGCTGGCGACGGGAGACTTCCAGCGCCGCCCGGTCCTTCTCCACGCGCTCGATCAGGGCCCGCTGCGCGCCGAGGGTCTTGATCGCCGCCCCGAGCGTGCCAAGCTGCCGCTTGGCCCCGCCCAGGGCGGCGCGGAACCTGCCGGAAAGGCTGCCCTCGATGACGACACCCAACTTGATATTCTTATCCGCCATGCGTCCTCACCGCTTGCGCCGGTAGATGTCGATCGCCGCCGTGGTCCATTGCGCCATCTCTTCCAGGTCCATGTTCATCAGATCGCCGTAGCCCCACCGGGTGTAGCGGTTGAGTATCAGCACGGCCCGGCGCGCCCCGGCCGCGCTCAGCCTAAAAAACCCCGGTAGGCCTCCTGCAGCCGACCGTAGTCGGCCAGGTCCAGCTCCTCGATCACCGCCGGGGGCACTTCGCACAGCAGGGAAAAGAGCCGTATCTCCTGCTCGGCGTTGCCCTTGGCGGCCTTTTCGGCGGCCAGTAGGTCCCGCACCCTGGGCCGGCGCACGACCAGCCGGTCCACGCTGCGCCCGTCCGCCTGCACCGGGTGCTTCAGTTCGATTTCCATTGCGACACCTCCTTGCGTAAGGGGCGACCGGCCGGCTCGCCCGTACCGGTCTCATCCGTCTTACACGCCGATGGCCTCGCGGATGGCCGCCAGGCGGTCCGCTCCGGCGATGGCCTCGATCATGTTGGCCGCGTCGATCTCGATGAGCGTCACGCCGTCGCTGTCGTACTTATAGTAGCCGCAGGCCACGGCGACCTTCATCATCGTCTCCTCGCCGGCCTTCCAGCCGCCGCCGTCGATCTCGCGCCAGCGCCCGCGCACCGTGATCTCCACCGGGGTCACCGCGCCGGCGGCGTCGTCGGCCTCCAGCGCGCCCTTGAAGCGCAGGGTGACGCCGGCGTGGTCCGTCAGGCCCCAGAGCTTGAGGATCTCCTCGTTGTACTCCTTGAGGGTGAACTCGCACTCCATCTTTTCCAGGCCCATGTCGATTTCCACGGGCGCGGCCATGCCGCCGGCGCGAAACTCCTCCATCTTGCGCGTCAGCTTGGGCGGCACCAGCTCGGCCACCCGGCCCGCGTAGCCCCGGCCGTCGACGACCAGGTTGAAATTTTTCAGCACTCTCGGAATCTGCGCCATCAGATCACCTCCTCAAAGTAGTCGTTGACCAGCCGGCTGCGGAAGGTCACGTGCTCGGCCGGCGCCGGCGGGGTGAAGTCGAAATCGAAGTACACCCGCCCGGCGGCCAGCTCGGTGGGCGTGTTCAGGTCCTTATCGGCCCAGCAGGTCCCGCCGAGGATCGCGCCGATCGCTTTCAGGTGCGCCAGGTAGGCGTTGACGCCCTCGACCACGTCGGCCAGGTAGGTGCGGGTGATGTTGCGGTCCACGGCCCACAGGTGGGCGCGCAGCAGGCTCTCGTTGATCATGTCGGCCGTGCGCACCACGGAGAGGAAGGCCCACTTGCTGTCGCTGCTCAGGGTGCGGTTGCCCCAGAGGCGATAGCCGTCCTGGCGGATGATGGTGGCCACGTTGGCCTCGTTGAGCAGGTTGGCCCGGGCGTTGGCGTCGCCCAGGGCGAAATCCACGTCGCGCGTGGTGCCCACGATGCCGTAGATCTCGCGGTTGCTCGGGCTCCACCAGAAGCCGCGCTCCGCGTCGCTCTTGGCGATGATGCCCGCCACGCGGGCGCTGGCCGGCTGGGTGACGATGTCGCCGTCCGCGTCCAGCACCTTGACCCCCGGATCCACCACGTACACCCGCTTGGAGCCGAAATCCCCGGCCCATTCGATAGCATCGGCGTCGTTGGTGTCCGGACCGTCGGCGATGATCACGGCCCGCAGCCGGTCGGCGATGCCGAGCAGCTCGGCCACCACCGGGTTGGCCACGCTGGCGATGCTCGCCGTAGCCGCCGCCCCCGTCCCGCCGCCGCCGGTGAAGGTCACGGTGGGCGCAGTCGTGTAGCCGTAGCCGCCCTTGGTCACGGTGACGGCCGTCACCACGCCTTCGGCCACGGT